ATCTGCAGGTACGAACTTTGACATTGCTCTTTGTTCAAGCTCATCATAATAAACTTTTTTAAATGCTGAGCCTGCTAGAGGAAGATAAAAGAGCATTGAGTCAAATTCTGGCTCATAGTCAGACATCTTCTCCATGAGCTCGTAATTCATATAATCTTTGACACGTTCTGCTTGTTGTGCTTTTTGTTGATTAGGTGCACCAACAACTTGTGTTCGTACTGGTCCGTTTGCTGGTAATAATTCTTTGTAAGCTAATGCTTGAAACTGTGTAACTGCTTCAGCTAAAACTGGGTGAGTTGCGCCTGATGCTCCTTGAAATGGTTCTGTTCGCATATCATATTTGAAACCAAGTAAGTCTAAACCTTTTGTATAACTTTGTTCCCAATCTTTTCTAGATGCGTTGTAGTCGTTGTATTTACCTGTTAAGTCTGAACCTAATTCACCTAATACTTCGTCTGGTAAAAATTCTGCTAAGTTTGCGTAATGCTCATCACCACCTTCTGGTGATGCTGCGTTTGGATCAAAATCTACTTCTACTGATCCATCTTCCTGTTCTTCTATCTCAACTGGTCCTGGTGCTTGTTCTTGTGCTTCAACAGAAGTTTCTACTGCTTCTGTAATCTCTTCTTCACCGGGAATACTAACGCTGCCTCTTGGACCTTGCGTCAAGGACTTGTCTATTTTGTCTGCCATTTATTTTCTCCAATTTGACTGTTTTAACAGTATTATAATTAATATTCAACCCCTGAGGCGTGGGTCCTGATTCAGGCGGCAGGAGCCAGGTCTTAGGATAGCCCTGCGATTTGTCTCGCGTATTTGCCATATACTAGTCCCCCTTTCTGAAATTTGTATTTAGTTGCTGTGTCTCCACTGGGTAATGCTATTATATCTTTAAACTCCTCTATCTCTTCATTAGAATATATTCTGTTTCCTCGTTTGTCTTTAAAATTAGATATAAATTTAACTGCGCCATCAGTCCATTGATTTTTTAAATTTCCTAAATAAATATCTATTTCTTCTTTAGAGAGATCAGAAACTTTATTTGCTTTAGAATTTACCTCATTAATATTTCCATATATGTAAAAAGGATCTACGGTTGACATGTCGGCATTTACAATTCCATTTTTATCTATTTGTAATAATGCAATTCTATTTTCTTGATTTCTAAAAAAAGGATTATCTCTAGCTTCGTTTTTAATAATTCTTCTTATTCTCTCATTGTTTAATTTTAATAAATTATTTGCTTCTGCAATATTAATTTTTTTATTTTTAAGTTGTTTGTATATTGCATCGTTTTGAGAATGATATCCATTGTCTACTAAAATAGTTTGATTGATAACTGGGTCTTGTCTTACTAAAGTCTGTAAACTTTTAACATTAGATCCTTTAAATAAATTAGGATATTTTTCAATTAATTCTACAGATTCAGCGTGACCCATATCCTCTGCTAAACTTATTTTAGGAATTATAATATCTGTATTCTCTAATCTTGATGTAATGTTTTTTCGAAGAGCTGAATTAATTTTATCTAAACCAAGATTTACTTCTCTTTTTTTTCGTAAAGCAACATAGTTTTCAGCGTTGCCAGCTAAAGCTTGTCTTTCATTTTTAGTATAAAAAGCTAATTCACTTAAAACATCGCCTAAATGATATTTTTTTGCTTTGCCTCCTTGAGTGCCTGATTGTGTTCTAATTTCTAATTTTCTTAATCTTTTTAAAAATTGATTTCTTTGTTCATCGTTCATACCATCAATCCCTAACAAGTTTGCTAAATCAATTGATTCAACATAAGAATTTTTTGTAAGGTTTTTATTTTTTATTTTAAAATTAATTTCTGAAAAAATTTCTTTTGGATTAGATTTCATTGTTTCCATAACATCTGTGTAGGTAGAAATTCCTGGTTCTATATCTAATAAAGCTTTAGCTTTTGCTCCTTCAAAAGAACCCATATTTGTTTCTTGAAATCTTCGTTGTATAGTTCTAGGTGCTACGTCAATACCAAGTTCAGCGATAGCTTTACTTAAATTACCACCATGATTTTGATCAACATAATTTTTAAACAGGGTTAAGTAATCTTTATTAAAAACAGGTTGTTTGTAAGTTTGTTGACCAGGGAGAGTAATAGCTTTATTTTCTATGGATTTTATAAATTTTTCAATTGTTTTTATATCTGTATTTTCTTTATTAAAAAATTTTTTTTGTTCATTTAAAATAGTTTTAACTTTATTTCTATTTTCTGGATCTTTCATAGACTCAAAAATAGATTCAGTTAATACATCTTTTAATTCAAACTTTGGACCTTTAGGTGGTTTTATGTTAGAACCTTTATCATCAGATGGTTGAATATCTTTTTTATCTTCGTCTTTGTCTTTACTAAAAAATGTATCTGAAAATCTTTTACCTAATGCAGTTCCACCAATAAACTCTGCCCCTTTACGAACTAAAGGACCAACTAAAGGTCTCGCTGCTGTTATTGCCGTTGGTATAAAAGGTATAGCACCGACTGCAAGTTTAGCACGTCCACCATCAGCTTCGTTTAATCTTTCTATAATTTCTTCATCAGAAACTTCTACTGCATTACCATCATTATCAAAATCAAAAACAGGGACAGTGCCTCCAGGGTTATCTTGTATCCACTTATCCCAATACTCTTTTCTTTCGATTGCAAATTTTCTAGCATCTGCTCCAGAGATTAAACCATCTTTAATATATTCTTGTGTGGCTTTTTCTAAGTTAGGTAATAATAGTTCAGGTGCAAAACTATTACTTCTAATTCCAATAACTGTTCTATTTATTCTTTCATATAAATCTTTTAATTGTTTTGGTTTTCTTGGTGGAATAACTACATCGTCTGATCCTTCTGCTAAGAAAGTTCTACCAAGTGTTTGAGCTTTCTCTTTTGCTTTTAATTTTTGGGCAGTTGTAGGTGATTCGATGTAAGAAGTTATCGCCTTCCCATAATCAGCGATCTTCACGTTAAACTCCTAGGATAGAAGGTAATCCTCCGGCAGCAACACCAGCTCTAGCTGAACCTAATTCCATTCTTAAGAAATCATCAATTTCCATAATAGGCATTCCAGGTCTTTGCTCGTTCATGTCGTATTTGTACTGCTCGTACATTTCAATTTCGTCAGGGGAATACTTACCAGATGCCATTTTTGCATCGGCTAACATTACGTTATCTCTGTTCATAGCTCCTCCTGTATCAGTCATTTCCATTTGATAAAATTCTTTTATCTCATCTAGAGATCTTGGTCTTCTACCTTTTCTTTTAATAAATTCTTTGACAACTTCTTCGATTCTAATGTCCATGCTCTTGTTGCCTGATGCAAGTTGTATTGATTCGATACCTTCTTTTTCCATAGGTCCTTTTCCTTTACGTAAAATCTTTTCAAGATCGCCAATCGGATCCATATTGATTTCTTTAATTTTTATATTATTCCTTTTTATGTAATCAGTCAAGGATTCTCCTGGTATAACTAATACACCAGAGTTATATGCATCAATTACATCTTCATATGTTTCAAACTCGTCCATTAATAATATGTCCTCTGTTTTGTTTCTACCAGTTCATCTATATAATCTTCAGGGTGAGAAATCAACCCACCTTGTCTAAATCTCATCAATGCTTGAGTCATACTATCGACCAAGTCATCATGATCACCATATGGAAAGGCAGCGCATTCTTCTATCACTTCTTGAGCAAACTCCATTTCTTTGGGCGCCCATATCAGCCCCGACTCAAACATCGGTGATACTGCGTTTACTCTAGTGTGCTTATCGTTGCCTTTACTAGGTGTAAAATTTATAACAGGAATACCCATCTTACGCAACTCATAAGTTAGTGGCAGTCCAGATGCTTTAGATTCAATGATAACTGTTTCTGGATTCCAGTAGCCGTATTGCTCTAATGCAACTCTACGAAGTTCTGGAAACTCGTATCTGGCTTTTACAGCGTCAACTAAAATTAAATTAGGTGGATCATCTTCTGATGGACGAAAGACTCCCCATGTTGTAATCGCAGAATAATCGGCAGTTTGTTTTTTCATAAAAGCTGTATCGTAAGATTGTATTACATGTTCTAATGGTGGCAATTCTTCATGCTCCCAGGGTCTCCACCATTCACGTTTAATTAATGCACCTTCTTCTGATGTTGGATTCTGCATGTATTGTGCATTCCATTTTGATAACGGGATAGATGCTTTGACAGATTCTAAATCTTCTAGTTTCCAATACTCAGGCCAAACAGGTTGACCTGATGGCATGATAGCAGGAAATTCTACAACATGCCATTGATCTGCCTTAACTTCTTTTTGTGCGTTAAGTAATCTACCCGTCAAATCTTTTTCATTCCAACGAGTCATAATTACAATGATAGATCCACCAGGTTGAAGACGTTGTCTTGGTCCTGATGTATACCATTCGTAAGTTCGTTCTAAAGCTTGAGCATTCATTGCATCTTGTTCAGAGTGTGGGTCGTCAATAATTAAAAGATCTGCACCCCTTCCTGTTATTGCCGAGCCCACACCGGCTGCATAGTACTCACCTCCTT